GAGAGGCGCGGGTTAAGCATAGATGAGTGTAATATCAGACTAAGCAAGATTCGCGGTGAATGATAAAAGATTACGCAAGACGAGCGGCGTGAATCCTCGCTGTGAAGCGATATAGCACAGATTATCTGTGACGGCTTGGAGTGCGCCAACACTCGCAAGCCACTTAATAATAATTTACACGGGAGATCATCATGAAAGCACAAGCTTAATTAAATAACAAAACCGACCTGAGGCGGTGTAGTTTCACCTCAGGATGTATTCGAATGGTGGTTGCTGAGTTTAGCGCTAGTAGGCCGGGGAAGAGCGCAAATACATTCCGGCTAGCAGCCATCATCCTAATACAGTGAATGCGCAGGCTGATGCGTTACAAGATAGCGGCAATAACTCTGTAAGGCCCATGTGGCAGGACGTAATCCCGCAATGCCGGAGATCAGTACCGGTCACTGTATTACCCACTTAGCGCTTATAGCTCAATTGGATAGAGCATCGGTCTTCTACACCGAGTGTTGCAGGTTCGAATCCTGCTAGGCGCACCACATCCCCATTGCAATCCCCTCCAAAATGCTATACTATTAGACCCGTCATCAATCAACACGGAAAAAATACATGACTATATTCGTTACTAAGCGCAACGGAGAACGTGAGGCGCTTGATTTGGATAAGATTCACAAGGTTATCAACTGGGGGGCGGAAGGGCTTAACGTTTCTGTTTCTCAGGTTGAATTGAAAGCAAATCCGCACTTCGTTGATGGGATTAAAACATCTGATATTCACAAGACGCTGGTTAAGTCTGCTGCCGACTTGATTACAGAGTGGGAACCTGACTACTCGCTACTTGCTGCGCGTTTAGCTGTGTTCGATCTTCGCAAACGAGCGTTCGGTCAGTACACGCCGCCAGACTTGTATCAGCATGTTGAACAACTAGTTAGCAAAGGCATCTATGATAAGCACATTATAGAGGATTACACGGCTAGCGAGATAACGGAGCTAGGCGAACATATTGATCATGATCGTGACCTGAGCTTTCATTATGCTGCTGTAAAACAGTGGGAAGGTAAGTATTTAGTTCAAGACCGAACGAACGGCACTATCTACGAATCGCCACAGCAAGCTTACATGTTGATTGCTATGTGCTTGTTCGCATCCGAGCCTAAAGACAAGCGAATGGACTACGTTAAGCGTTTCTATGATGCTGTCTCGTTGCATAAGCTATCATTGCCAACGCCTATCATGGCAGGTGTGCGAACACCTACGCGACAGTTTAGCTCATGCACTTTGATAGAGTCAGGGGATAGTATTGATTCAATTAACGCAACAGCGGCATCTATTGTTAAATACGTGTCACAACGGGCAGGTATTGGGGTTAATGCTGGTAGTATTCGTGCCATTGGTAGCCCGATTCGTAATGGCGAGGCGTTTCATACGGGGTGCATCCCTTTTTATAAGCACTTTCAGACGGCGGTTAAGTCGTGCTCGCAGGGTGGTGTTCGCAATGGCGCTGCTACATTGTTTTACCCGCTATGGCATTTTGAAGCAGAGTCTTTATTGGTTCTAAAAAACAATCGAGGCACAGACGAGAACCGTGTCCGTCATATGGATTACGGCGTGCAATTGAATAAGCTCATGTATCAGCGCTTGGTCAAAGGTGGAAACATTACGCTATTTAGTCCGCACGATGTAAAAGGGCTGTATGATGCGTTTTTTGCCGATCAAGATGAGTTTGAGCGATTGTATATTCAAGCTGAAAACGATCCTAGCATTCGTAAAAAAACGATCAAAGCCGTTGATCTATTTAGCTCGTTAATGTCGGAGCGTGCCTCTACGGGCCGTATCTATATTCAAAACGTGGATCACTGTAATACGCACAGCCCGTTTGACCCGGATGTTGCGCCGGTTAGGCAATCTAACCTATGTGTAGCCCCTAACACTCTTCTAGAGATTAAGGGGATGGGTCTGTTTGAAATACAGGATTTGGTAGGACAAGAGGTTGAGGTGTGGAACGGAGTCGAGTGGTCTCTGGTGTGTCCCCAAAAAACAGGGGTTAATCAAAAACTTATGCGAGTACACGTCAAGGACGTCATTACAGGAGAAATGGCCAGCCTCTCTTGCACTCCATACCATAAATGGTACGACCATTCAGGACTTGAGAAGAGGGCTTTTCAGCTCAATATCGGGGATACTTTGCTACCTTGGGTAGATAAAAACGGTAAGCAAAAGGTTCAACAAGTTTTCGCGCTTTCTGAAGAAGATGATGATGACACTTATTGTTTTACAGAAGAAAAAAGGAATATGGCAGTGTTCAACGGTATTCTGACCGGCCAATGCCTAGAAATTGCCCTACCAACCAAGCCGCTAAACGACATTAACGACACTGAGGGCGAGATTGCGCTCTGTACGCTGTCGGCATTTAACTTAGGCGCCATTGGTATCGACGAGTTGCATGAGCTGTCCGAACTAATCGTGCGTGCACTTGATAACCTACTGGACTATCAGGATTATCCGATCAAAGCCGCTGAGATTGCGGCGAAACAGCGCAGAACGCTGGGCATTGGTGTAACTAACTTCGCTTACTTCTTGGCTAAGAACAACGTGAAATACTCTGATGGTTCTGCCAATAACTTGACTCACCGTTGGTTTGAGGCGATTCAGTACAGCTTGCTGAAAGCATCTAACGGTATAGCTAAAGAGAAAGGCGCTTGTGGCCTGTTTGGTGATACGCGCTATAGTTTAGGCGTTGCACCGCATGACACGTCTAAGCCTGAAGTTGACGCGTTACACAGCGAGCCGCTGCATAAGGATTGGGATAGCCTGATGTTTGACATTGCTAAAGACGGCCTACGCAACAGCACGCTAACAGCAATCATGCCGTGCGAGACGTCTAGCCAGATCACCAACTCAACTAACGGCATCGAGCCGCCACGTGGTTATGTGTCTGTTAAGTTAAGCAAGGATGGCATATTAAAGCAGGTTGTTCCGGATTTTGCTGAGATGTTCGATAAGTATGAGTTGTTATGGGACATCCCGAACAACAAAGGCTATCTTGATCTAGTCGCTATCATGCAGAAATTTGTTGACCAGTCGATTAGCGCTAACACTAACTACGATCCGGCACGATTTGAAAACGGTAAAGTGCCTATGAAGCTATTGTTATCAGATCTACTCACATCGTATAAAAACGGCGTCAAAACGCTGTACTATCACAATACGAGAGATGGTCAGGGCAATGAAGATGATGGATGTGAGTCTGGGGCTTGCAAGCTCTGACAATAGGTAGTAATATAAGCCCTATCAGTTGATGGGGCTTTTTAATTAGTGGGAGAATAACGTGGACAATACAATACTAAACAAGTTTTTGGATAGTTTTCTTGGTAGCACTGACAGGTGGAAATTGGTTGATTGTGGGCATAGCTCAACATACACGATCAACCGTAAATTAGATGGAGGCACACTCGCTACGACGGTATTCTATGTTTCATTGAAAAACGATAACAATATTCTAGCGACTATCTCTGTGAATGGCTTTTTGGCCTCAGCATCAGCCTCTGATAAGGTTGATCTAAATGTGAGCAAACCTTTGTTGGTAACACTGCATGTTGTTGACGGCCAAACAAATGACACTATATCGGTATGCACGATTGAAGAAAACGAATACAAAGAAGAATACAAATTCTTAAAAGAATACGTTAGAACTGCGGTGCTGATGCAAGAAGATCGCCGTGAAGAACAGGATAGGGCTAAGCTAAACGAGGTGGTGATCATACTATGAAAATCAAAAAATCAGAACTTAAATTCATTTTGAATGAGTTGGCCGATTTGTTAGAGTTTGCTGAAATTCAGTATCGTGACGGACTGGTCGATGGTGCTCATGATCCATACATGAATATTGTTAGATCGAAGAGAGTATTGACCAAATATAGAGATTTGTGCAACTGCGACAGGTCTATGACCTTATCCGTAGATGAGGGGTCACTAGCATGACAGTATTCAACAAAAAACACTTTGATGCTACAAGAGAACCTATGTTCTTCGGTGAGCAAGTTAACGTAGCACGGTATGATCAACAGCGGTATCCGATCTTTGAGAAACTGATCGAGAAGCAGCTTTCCTTCTTCTGGCGTCCGGAAGAGGTTGATCTGTCAAAGGATCGCATTGACTTCGCAGCGCTACCTTCGCATGAGCAGCATATATTCCTGAGTAACCTTAAGTATCAGACATTGCTTGACTCAGTACAGGGCCGTTCGCCTAATCTGGCCTTACTGCCCATCGTGTCAGTGCCTGAGCTTGAAACATGGCTTGAAACATGGGCGTTCAGCGAGACAATACACAGTCGTTCTTATACTCATATCGTGCGCAACGTGATGAACGATCCTAGCGCCGTGTTCGACTCGATCATGTCAGATACTGAGATAATGAAACGAGCCGACTCGGTAGCGCATTACTATGACGATCTCATTGATGACGTTCGGGCCGAATTGTTCACTAGAGACACTAAGAAAAAGCTTTACTTGTGCCTGATGTCGGTCAACATCCTTGAGGCGATTCGGTTCTACGTGTCATTTGCTTGCTCATTTGCTTTTGCAGAGCGCGCAGTAATGGAAGGTAACGCTAAGATTATTAAGTTGATTGCCCGTGATGAGGCGCTACACCTATCAGGAACGCAGCACATGATCAACATCTTGCGACGTGGCGAAGACGATCCAGAGTTTCGAGACATTGCAGAAGAATGCCGGACTGAGTGCGTTCAGATGTTTGAGGACGCAGCGAGGCAGGAGAAGGACTGGGCGCGGTATCTGTTTAAAGACGGCTCTATGATCGGGCTTAACACTGAGATACTGTCGCAATACGTTGATCACATTACATCGCAAAGAATGGCGGCTGTTGGTTTAGGCGATGGTAAAACGTACCAAAACCCGATACCGTGGATCAACAACTGGCTACAGTCTGACAACGTGCAAGTGGCTCCGCAAGAGTCAGAGATTAGTTCATACCTTGTGGGGCAGATAGATAACAGTATGTCTGATGGTGATTTCGATGGGTTTGATATTTAATAGTTGACACCATAAGCCAAGGATGGCATTATTAGCTGACTTTATTAGAGGAGTTTGATCATGAAGACAAAAGAATACTTTATAGATCTTAACGACCAGCCGATGGCTTATCATATTAATGTTGCGAATGGTTATTGGGATGAAGATGAAGGTCACTACATGTATGAGATTACTCACGTAGAGGATACACCTGATGGTAAAGTTTACGTTGTACTGCAAGAGTCGGAGATCCCAAATGGAGTTTATGATTGGCTTTGCGATATGATTGCAGATGATATTGAATCAGGCTATTATGATGAGTATATCGAACCGGACGGGGTGGGGTTATGAGTAATAAACACGACGCCGACAAACTAAGTGACATCCTCGATTACATAGATAGTAGCAACTTATCAGTAGAATTGTTCGGATCGTTTATAAGAGAGTACGCAGAATCAAAAGACATTGACCAATCTTGGAGCGCTGCGTTATGTGAGTGGGATTGTTAGGAGGATTTATGGAGCTTTATTACACGTGTGCCTGGCTGGTTTTCGGATTATTTGTGATGTTTATTGAATACAAGTTAAAGTCTGATTTAGTATTATATGTATACAATGGCCTTGAAGAAGGTTTAAATGAAGACGATGTATTCAAAGCACTTTTCTTTGAAATTATTCTAGCCGGCTTGGCTTTCACATGGCCTATTATTGTTATTTACTGTAGGGTAGTTAAGTGGAGGGGTGGCGAATGACATACACACCAAACCAGTTAGTCGACATCGAGATATTTTCTCAATCGCTTGGACATAATATCAACATGAGAAAACAAGTAGTTAAATATCACTCACAATGGCTCATCGTTGTAGAAAATCACGGGAAAGACTTCTGTTTTCACATGAGTGAGATTGAGTCTATTTCGCCGTCGGTTATGGAGAGTTAAATCATGATGTTAACAGTAAGAGAAATTATTGATTTAGCGAATTTCGCAGGAATTAGACTGGCTAGTGGTGATGTACCAGACGATTACCTTGATGATGAATTTCATATTTACGAAAATGAAAAAGGATTTTCATCTAGAGATGACTATGGGCGGCTTGAATTATATAGGGTTGCCGCAAGATGCGATGGTTGCGATTTTGACGAGGTTTACCCAATTGGTGAGCCAATGAAAAACATTGATTAGTAAGTGTTGACACCACCACCTACATCAGGCACAATACAGTCATAGGGTTGAGGAACGGCCAAAACCTAGATGAAGCTAAAGGTGAATAAAATGAGCACTCAGACAAAGCAAGAAATAATAAAATACATTTTAGAGTCTAACGCTAAATATGTAAAAACTACAATCTCAAATGAGGCTTGCGCTGTTTCTATAGCTGTGCGCGATATTGAGAATATAGACTATTTACCAGAAAATTTCGAATGGTCTGAGTGTTCAACCGGCTTAGACGAAGAAGATTATTAATCTTGAAGGAATCTGAGGTCTGCAAGTCGGCATGGCTAAAAAGCCTTGCTGAACTTTCAGAGCTTGGCAGTGAGTCAGTGCAAAGACTAAACAGCTGGCTTAAACCAGAGCAGCATATCTGACTTGTAGTTAAGCGAACAATCATAACAAAAAACAGTTGACAGCGATAACAAGTTAATAGATAATAGCTACATAGGGTTAAGGAAGAAACCTAACCCAGTAACTAGATAGGTGATGAAGATGAAAGCTGAATTAAAATTACTACCGGTAAGTACACGCAAATCTATTAAAGATTACTTAGTTGGTTTTCAGGCATCAACAACAAGAGCACAGTTAATTAACATTATTGGATATAGGCTTGCCGATGATGAATCTATTGCTGATAGATTTATTCGAGATCATGTTTCTGTGGATCATGCTTACAGGCAAGCTTTGCTTTTGGTCGATGCGGGTGCTGCAAAGTTAGATAAAGTTGTGAAGAAAGTACATTGTGGAAATGGAGTTTTTAAAGATAAGGAAGTTGCTTGTAATATAGTTTTTGAAGATGGTAGCAGAATCTAGTATAAAAATAACGCAAGCTATTGTTTTGTGTTATACTGTAACAAATATTAATACGCCTGCTCATGCAGGCTTTTGGGGGTTTTATGGGTGCGCCAAATGGCAACAAGTTTTGGCTTGCGCGTTCATCTCACGGGCGCAAGCTGCTATTTGAAAATCCAAAGGCATTATGGGATGCTGCTTGCGAGTATTTTCAGTGGGTTGATGATAACCCGTTAGAAGAAGAAAAGCTTTTTCATGCAAACGGTCTTATCGCAAAAGATAAGGTGTATCACCCTCGCCCCATGACGTTATCGGGACTTAGATTGTTCCTTGGGATTAGTGAGCAGACTTGGTTGGACTACCGAAAACGAGATGGTTTTATTGGGGTCTGTCAAGAAATTGACGCTACTATCTACAATCAGAAGTTTGCAGGAGCTACTGCTGGCTTGATGAACGCCAATATTATCGTTCGTGATCTTGGGTTGAGAGATGGTCAGGATGTTAAGCAGACTACCGAGTCGCTAAACTATAACGTAAGCGTAACCAAAGATGAAGCTAAGTCGATAAGCCAAGCGCTGGATGATGACTGCTAGAACGCTAGAAGAAATAAAGCGCGACAAAGTATTAAAAGTAAAGTGCCAGAAAGATTTAATGTTTTTCTGGCGCTGGTTTTTTAAGAAGCAATACGGATATAAAGCTAACGTCGCCGAAATACATCATAAGATCTGCGAAGCTCTGCATAAAGTAGCTCGCGGCGAAACAACACGCCTAATCATAAACATCCCTCCCCGATACGGTAAGACCGACATTGCTGTTAAAGCGTTTGTCGCGTGGACTATCGCCAACAACCCTAAAGCTAAATTCATACACCTGTCATACTCTGACGAGCTGGTTAATGATAACAGCGCCGCAATCAAAGAGACGGTTGAGTCAGAGGAATACTCTAGGCTGTTTAACGTCGAACTAAAGAAAGACACACGAAGCAAAAAGAAATGGTACACGAAAGAAGGCGGCGGTGTTTACGCCGTTTCATCTGGCGGCGCTATCACCGGCTTTGGTGCTGGTACGTCTGAGGATATTGATCAGGAAGGCATTGAAGAGTTTTTCTCTGATGGTGAAAACTTCGGTGGCGCTGTAATCATAGATGATCCGCTAAAGCCTGATGACGCGAACTCAGACACGGCGCGCAAAAAAATCAATGAGCGATACAACTCTACAATACGAAGCCGTTTGAACTCAAGAAAAACGCCCGTAGTTGTTATCATGCAGCGATTGCATGAAGACGACATGAGCGGATTCTTGTTGAATGGCGGAAGCGGGGAAAAATGGGAGCATCTTTGTATATCTGCGCTTGACGAGAACGAGGAGGCTGTCTGGCCGTTTAAGCATACTACGGACGAACTCATCTCAATGCGTGACGCCAGCGCTTATATGTTCGCTGGTCAGTACATGCAGAATCCTGCGCCA